TTCTTGCAGTTCCTGTAATTATAGGAAAGGTAAAATGAGCTATAAGGAGTTCAAGTGTTTGAAGAATTAATAAAACAGTTTTTTGAGAAATATGGAGATGACCCAGTAGGGTTTGTTAGAGATGTTCTTCATGTAGAACCAGATCCATGGCAAGCACAAGTATTAGGTTGGATAGGTTCTGGAGAACGTAGATGTAGCATAAAGTCTGGTCATGGTGTTGGTAAAAGTGCGTGTGCCTCATGGGCAATGATATGGCATTTACTGACAAAGTATCCACAAAAGACTGTTGTAACTGCGCCTACTGTTTCTCAGTTGCATGATGCTCTTGGAACAGAATGTAAAAGATGGATCAATGAATTACCAGACGCATTTCAAAGTCAAATTGAAGTGTTGTCTGAACAGATACGTTTGAAAGGTGCACCATCAGAAAGCTTTATTTCGTTCAGAGTATCAAGAGTCGAAACCCCGGAGGCGTTGGCTGGTATTCATTCAGAACACGTTTTACTTGTTGTAGATGAAGCAAGTGGAGTTCCAGAGCAGATATATGAAGCAAGTGGAGGTTCAATGTCTGGTTCAAGTGCTACAACTTTGCTTCTTGGGAACCCAGTCAGGAGTAGTGGATTCTTTCATAGCACTCATACAAGACTTTCGAAATATTGGAAAACAACAACAGTTTCGTGTATTGATTCTGAACGTGTAACAGATGATTACATAGAAGATATGAAAATCCGCTACGGGGAAGATACAAACCCTTGGCGTGTTAGGGTACTCGGAGAATTTCCTTTTGAAGATGAGGATACTATTGTTCCACGGGATTTAATAGAAGCATCAATTAACAGAGATGTTAAAGTAATTGAAGGCCCAGTTGTTATGGGCGTAGATATTGCAAGACGTGGTGGGGATAGTTCTGCAATTTGTGTACGTCAAAACAATCATATTATAGGAAATGGAGTAATGACAAAAAAAGGGTTTGATTTAATGCAGGTTGTTGGATGGATACGTGAAGAAATTGAGAATGTTAAAAAATCAGGTATTGAAGTGTCAGAAGTTTTAATTGATTCAATTGGATTAGGTGCAGGTGTTGTTGATCGTCTTTTAGAAGAAGGAATAGACGTAAGAGGTGTAAATGTTGGTGAATCTTCATCAATTTCAACTGAATTTTGGAATCTCCGAGCAGAATTATGGTGGAAATGTCGTGAATGGTTTGCAAAAAAAGATGTTTTAATACCAAGAGATGAAAGATTAGTAGAAGAACTTGCATCTGTTAGACGTTTATGGCCAAGTAATGGTAAGTTGCAAGTCGAACCGAAGGATCAAACACGACAAAGACTTGGAAGAAACACATCTCCAGATGCGGCTGATGCTTTAATCTTGACTTTTGCTAGTTATGCGTCAATGACAACAGGGAAAAGGTCTTGGAAAGAACCTCTAGAGAGAAAAACTCTTGGAATTGTGTAAAAAGTGTTACTTTTTGTTACCGGGTAACGGTAATTTTAGTGATTTTAGAAAAACACTTGACTTTTTGATTTACTATATATATTTTCTATCATGTATGAATGTTTATATACTAAATCATAGAATTTATGTCGCAAACTGACTCGGAACTAAGACAACAGACTTCAGAATTAGAAGAACTACAAATAGAATTGTCTGATAGTGTTTCTATGAAAGATGATGAATTAGAAGGTATTATCTCATCTTTAATTGAGTCAGCAACAGATTATATCGACCTTCAGGAAGCACCTGACAGAGTTCAGGCACATGATTACTATCAAGGTAAACCATTTGGCAACGAAGAAGATGGAAGAAGTCAAGTGGTTTCAATGGATGTTAGAGATACGATTGCTTTAATGCTTCCACAGATTATGAGAACTTTTTTTGGTTCAGAAAGAGTTGTCGAATTTATGCCTAGACAACCAGAGGATGTTCTCTCTGCACAACAAGCCACAGATTATGTAAATCAAGTAGTTCTTGCTCAAGACAACCCTGCGTTTTCAATTTGTTATAACGCAATCAAGGATTCCCTCGTAAAAAGAGTTGGGGTTATCAGGGTTGATTGGGAACGTAGGGAACAAGTCAGTTATGAAGAATTTACTGGACTTGATGACCAAGGTCTTGAAGCAGTCCTCTCAGAAAGTGACAAAGAAGCAACGTCTGTTGAAAGTTACCCAGACCCATCTTTTGTTCCTCCCCCACAAGAAGTATTGGAGCAAATGGCACTTCAAGAACAACAAGCTCAAGGCTTCTCTCCTGACGGTCCATCCATGGTGGAGCAAGCCATGGAGGCACCTATGCTACACGATGTGGTGGTCCGTCAAACTAAAATAGATGGGAATGTAACATTAGACGCATTACCACCAGAAGAATTTTTAATAGATAGAAGAGCTAGAAGTGTAGAAGATTCTGCAATAGTTGCTCATAGACGATATTTAAGTGTATCTGAATTAGTCCAGATGGGGTACGATTATGAGGAAATGCTAGAATTAGCAGGAGATGATGATGAATTTGGCACAAATACAGAATATCTTGCAAGACATCCTATCTCAAACTATGCAGATTCAGAAAATTCAGGAGAATCCAACAGGAAGGTTTTATACATAGAATCTTATGCAAAAGTAGATTACGATAATGACGGAATTTCAGAACTTAGACGTTTTTGTACGGCTGGGAATCATCATAAGTTGCTACATCATTCTCCTGTCAATGAGCTACCATTTATTATTTTTAATGGGTATCCAGAACCTCATGTTTGGAAAGGACAATCAGTAGCAGATTTATTAATGGATGTTCAAAGAATAAAGAGTATGGTCATGCGAAATATGCTTGATTCTCTTGCAAAAAGCATCCATCCAGACACAGAAGTTGTTGAAGGCCAAGTTAATACAGATGATGTTCTTTCAAATAAAGTTGGAAAAATTGTAAGAACAAGAGCGCCAGGGATGATTAGAGAATTAAATAAAGATTTTTCTGGTAGAGAAGCATTCCCAATGATGCAGTATCTTGATACTATAAAAGAAGATAGAACAGGTATGAGTAAAGCAAGTATGGGATTAAACCCTGACGCTTTACAATCTTCAACAAAAGCGGCTGTATCTGCAACAGTAGCGGCTTCTCAAGCTCAAATTGAATTATTATGCAGAATTTATGCAGAAACAGGAGTTAAACCTCTTTTTAAGAAAATATTAAAATTATTACATTCGCATCAAGACCGAGAACGAATGGTAAGACTTAGAAATGAATGGGTTCCTATTGACCCTAGACATTGGGATGTAGGTATGGATGTTTCAGTCAATGTTGCTTTAGGGCTTGGTACTCAAGAAGAAAGAATGGTAATGCTTGAGGGAATAGCGGCAAAGCAAGAAAATATTCTTGAAAAACTTGGGCCAGATAATCCACTTGTTAATTATCAACAATATCATGCAACATTAACAAAAATGACTGAATTATCTGGGTTTCGTGATTCTCAATCTTTTTGGACTGATCCTGCAACTTATCAAGCACCAGAACCTCCTCCACCAGAACCATCTCCAGATGAAATATTTGCACAAGCACAAGCAGACAAAGTCCGTGCAGATATGGAAAATGATAAAGCACGTTTAGAACTAGAAAGAGAAAAAATGATGCGTCAAGATGATCTTGATAGAGATAAATTAGAAACAGATTTAGAAATAAAAGTTAAAGATATGGAGAATAAGTATAAAACAACTGTTGATTCAACAGAAATGAGAGGTATGATTGAAAAAGACCGAGAAAAAATAAGAGTTGATGCACAAATGAAACAAATGCAGATGCAACAAATGATGCAACCTCCTCCACAAGGAATGCCACAAGGAGCACCACAAAATGTTCCACCAATGCAACCAGAAGATATGAACCCAGAACAAATTGAAGGTGAACCAATTACGCCTATACCATCATAATGGCAAAGAAAAAGAAAAAAAATTTTGTAAGAACATCTCAAGAAGATAGAATTATAAAAAGTAATGCGGCAAATTTAATTTTAAACGAACCTGTTTTTCAAGAAGCACTTGAGAATCTTGAGGAACATTATAATGATTCATGGACTAATTCTGATTTAGAAGATTCAGTCTCAAGAGAGATTATTTTTCTCAAACTTAGAGCATTGAATGAATTAAAAAAGGAATTAACTATGATGATTACAAGTGGGCAAGAAAATATTCTTGCTAGAAATGGTTAATCAAAAGTTCTCATAAATGAGGAAAACTCTTTGATAAAGGAAAAATATGGCAGAAGAACAAGACAATAACTCAAATCAAGGGTCTGATCTTGAAGAAAATGCAAAACAATGGGAGAAAGAATTGGCCTCCGAAAGTGACGAAGAAGAATTGTCTACAGACGAAGATAACCAACTTACCCAAGACGAAGAATCCGAAGAGGAAGAAGAAACCTTAGAAGATTCAGAGGATGAAGAAACTGAAGAGTTAGAAGAATTAGAGGAAGAAGAACCTGAAGAAGAACTATTTGAAGTCAAATCTGATGGAAAAACTAATAAAGTTTCTCTACAAGATTTAAAGGATTCTTACTCTAAAGGTCAAAACTACACTCGTAAATCTCAAGTTCTCGCAGAAGAACGTGGGAAAATAGAGAATGCTCAAACAGAATTAAGTCAACTTAGAGAAGAAGCACTCAAAGCACTTAACTTTGCAAAACAGCAACGTCCTCAATCGCCAGAACGAGATAATGAGTACTGGAATAATCTCAAAGAAACTGATCCAGTCCAATTTTTAATTGAACGTGATGCAGAAAGAGATTCTTTATTGCAAAATCAAGCAATCGACCAAGAAATGCAAAGATTGGAATTGCAAAAAGAAACAGAGCAAAGAGAGAATCTTAAAAAGCACGTTGATGAACAAAAAAATCAACTTTTGGAATTTATACCAGAGTGGAAAGATAGTAAACTTGCTGATAAAGAAAAAAAACTTGTAGTTAAATTTGGTCTTAAACAAGGCTTTTCACAAGAAGAGTTAGACACAGCCTATGACAGTAGGGCCGTGGCAACTCTTAGGAAAGCGGCACTATGGGATCAACTACAAGAAAAGAAAAAAGGGATCAAGCCTATCAAGCGTTCATCAATGAAACCAGGATCAAAATCTGGAGACCCCACAAAAATTAAAACGGGTAAGGCAATGGAAAGACTAAGAAAAAGCGGAAGCGTAGATGATGCGGCCGCAGTTTTTTATAATCATATTCGTTCATAATTAGGAGTAAAAATGGCAATAATAACAAATACATTTCAAACCTACCAGGCAATAGGTAGACGAGAG